GAATATATTAGAAGAAACTAAATCTATGATAGACACTTTAAATATTCCGGTTGAAACAGGTATATTTTCTGATGTTGCACCAAGTGAATATATTGTTTTAGTTCCACTTGCTGATTCATATCCACTAAGCGCTGATAACTTACCTCAGGCGGATAAACAAGAGTTAAGAATTGCAATATATACTAAAAATAACTATATAAGGTTAAAGAATAGGATTATTGGGAAATTATTAACTCGTTTTTTTACTATAATCGATAGAAGATATAATGGTTATGAAACTGATACTGGCTATCATCATTACACAATAGATATAGCCAAAACTTATGAAGTAAATTTAGAGGAGGAAAATTAAAATGGCAACTATAGGATTAGATAAACTTTATTATGCACCTATCACTGAAGATTCTAATGGTAATGAAACATATGGAACTCCAGTTCAACTTGCAAAGGCGATCTCTGCTGATCTATCTATTGAATTAAATGAAGCTACTTTATTTGCAGATGATGGACAAGCTGAATCAGTAAAAGAATTTAAATCAGGAACATTATCTTTAGGTATTGATGACATTGGAAATGATGCTGCAGCAGCACTTGTTGGTGCAAGATTAGATCAAAATGGTGTACTTGTATCTTCAGGTGAGGATGTTTGCAGATATGTGGCTATTGGCTTTAGAGCTAAGAAAGCTAATGGTAAGTATAAATATTACTGGTTATACAGAGTCTTATTTGGTGTACCAGCTACTAACTTAGCTACAAAAGGTGATTCAATCACATTTTCAACACCTACTATTGAAGGAACAATCTTCACTAGAAAGAAAGTTGATGGTGCAAATAAACATTTATGGAAAGCTGAAGTTACTGAATCTGATTCTAATACAGCAATTATTAGTACTTGGTATGATTCAGTCTATGAACCTACATATCAAACAAATGGAGGTAACAACTAATGGCTGATGAAAGAAGTGCAACCATTAAAATTGGTGATAAAGAATATGAACTTCTTTTAACAACTAAAGCTACTAAGGAAATTGCTAAAAAATATGGTGGTCTTGAAAAGTTAGGAGATAAACTTTTATCAAATAAGGATTATGAAGCTGCAATTGGTGAAATTGTATGGTTAATTGTAACTCTTGCAAATCAGCCAATCTTAATTCATAACTTTAAAAATCCAAATGATAAAAAAGACCTCTTAACTGAAGAAGAGGTTGAGATCCTGACTACACCAGAAGATCTAGCAAACTTTAAAGGTGCAATCACAAGTGCCTTATATAAGGGTGTTAAAAGAAATATTGAATCAGTAGAAGAAAAAAACGCAGTAGGCGAGTAAGCGATGAGGAGTTGTTTACTCGTCTTTTATATTATGGCTTAGCACACTTACATCTAACTCAGGATGAAGTATGGCTTATGCCTTTTGGATTACTTTTAGATTTATGGGAATGCCATAAACAGTTTGAAGGTATCTCAAAACCAAAAATAGAAATATTTATTGATGATGTAATACCAGAAGGAATTTAGAAGGAGGTGGTTGATATGGCAGATAACTTTGGATTAAAAATAGGTCTTGAAGGTGAAAAAGAATTTAAATCAGCACTGCGAGATATCAACGACTCCTTTAAAGTTCTAGGATCAGAAATGAAATTAGTCGAGTCTCAGTTTGATAAAAATGATAAATCAGTTGAGGCTCTAACAGCTAGAAATGAAGTATTAGAAAAATCTATTGAAGCTCAAAAAGAAAAGATTGAAACATTGAAGGGCGCATTAAATAATGCATCCTCATCTTTTGGTGAAGCAGATAAAAGAACTCAATCATGGCAAGTTCAATTAAATAATGCAGAAGCTGAACTTAATAAGATGGAGCGTGAACTTCAAAACAATAATAAAGAACTTGATACAGCGTCTACTGAATTTAAAGATGCTGAAAAGAGTGCTGATAAGTTTGGTGATGAAGTTGAAGATGCTGGAAATCAATCTGATGATTCATCTAAGAAGTTTGAAGCATTAGGAAGTGTTGTAAAAGGCGTAGCTGCTGGAATGGCTGCTGCAATGGCCGCAGTTGGTGCTGCAATAGTATCAGTTGGAAAGAAGCTAGTTGAATGTACTAAAGAAGGTGCCGCTTATGCAGATTCAGTACTTACTGAAAGTCAAGTAACAGGAATTGCTACCGATAAGCTTCAAGAATATATGTATGCAGCTGAACTAGTAGACGTGTCTGTCGATACTTTAACTAAATCAATGGCTAAACAGATTAAGTCTATGAAGTCCGCACAGGATGGATCTAAGACAATGGTTGAAGCCTATGAAAAACTAGGTGTTGAAGTAATGAATGCTGATGGAACACTTAGGGATAGTGACACTGTTTACTGGGAAATTATAGAAGCGCTAGGTAATTTAGAAAATGAAACCGAACGTGATGCAATTGCAATGACTATCTTAGGTAAATCAGCGCAAGAATTAAATCCATTAATTGAAGCTGGTGCTGAAAAGATGGAGGAACTTGGTAAGCAAGCTCATGATGCAGGTTACGTTGTTTCTGATGAAATGTTAAATGCATATGGTGCTTTAGATGATCAATTACAACTTTTAAATAATGGATCAACAGCACTTAAGAATGCATTAGGTTCTGTTCTTTTACCTATAATGACAGACCTAGCGTCTGAAGGAGTTTCTTTACTTGGTGAGTTTACTAAAGGAGTTCAAGATGCAAACGGTGATATTTCTAAGATTGCAGATGTTATAGGTGAGATATTTCCTAAAGCATTAAATATAGTTATGAAGCATATTCCAACCATAGTAGATATGATTGGAAGTGTTGTTGTTTCTATTGGTGAAGCAATAGTAGATAACTTAGATGTTTTAATAGCTGCAGCTGAAAAGCTAATGAATACTTTCTTAAATGCAATATTAAAAGCACTACCTAAACTTACATCAAGTGCGATCCAGATAATTTCAGTTATAGTAAAAGGAATACTTGCTAATCTTCCTAAGATTCTAGAAGCAGCAATTCAAGTGATAGTAACTCTTGCAAGTGGTATAGCTTCGTCTCTTCCTAAATTAATACCAGCAATTGTAGAAGTAGTAGTTCAGCTTGTGAACACTTTAATTGAGAATATGCCTTTAATTTTAGATGCTGCACTTCAGCTAATAGAAGGACTAGCGCAGGGAATACTTGAAGCAATACCTATTTTAATTGAGGCACTACCAGAGATTATATTAGCTATTGTTGATTTTATCTTAGGATCAATTCCACAGATCATAGATGTTGGTATTCAGTTACTAACTTCACTTGTTGATGCTTTACCTGATATTATTGCTGCAATTGTCGCAGCTATTCCTCAAATTATAGATGGAATCATTAATGCAGTTTTAAATGCTATCCCATTAATAATTGATTCAGGTATCAGATTATTAGTTGCTTTAGTACAGGCTTTACCAGAAATTATAGTAATGGTAGTTCAAGCAATACCACAGATAATTACAAGTATCATTAATGCCTTTGTAGGTAATATAGATAAAATTATCCAAGTTGGTGTTCAGCTATTTACTGCCTTAATTCAGAATCTACCAACAATTATTATTGAGATAGTAAAGAACATACCTCAAATATTAAGTGCAATTATAAATGGATTTGCATCAGGTTTTTCTCAAATGGCTGATGTAGGTAAGAATCTAGTAAGAGGTTTATGGGAAGGTATAAAATCTTTAGCTTCTTGGATCTGGGACCAAGTATCTAATTGGGCATCTAATTTGTGGAATGGAATCAAGAACTTCTTTGGTATTCACTCACCATCAACTAAGATGGCCTTTATTGGTGACATGATGATGGAAGGTCTAGCTAAAGGTATTGATGAGACTGCTGGTGAAGTTATAGATTCGGCAGAAACTATGACTAATGATCTAAATAATGTATTTGATGATTTGGGTGCTGATATGAATAAGGTACCTACTGATTTTAATGTCTCAAGTTCAGTCGATACTTTAGGTAAGTCGAACATTGCATCAGGATTAAAAATAGAATTACACATTGATAATTTTAATAATTATTCAAGAGAAGATATAACAAGCTTAACTGAAGAAGTAATGGAAGTTGCAGATAGTTTTGTAAGAAGAAAAGGAGTTGTATTTGGAACATGAGTTATTTTGAATTTAATGGACATAGATCAGATGAATTTAATATGAGAATCCAAAAGAAATCAGTATATTCAGTTCCTAAACGAGACTTGTCTTTGACTGCGATTCCAGGTAGAAATGGTGAATTAATAACATCTAATAATAGGTTTGGGAATGCTAGTGTTTCATATACTTGCTTTGTACCAGCAAAATCAATAGAAGAATTATCCGATAAAATCACGTTAATTAAGAATTGGTTATATAGAGATGTAGATTCATATCATGATCTAAAAGACTCATATGATTTAAGATTCAAAAGAAAAGCAGTATTTAATAATAAGTTAGATATATCTGATGAAGTAAATAAGATAGGAACATTTACTATAACTTTTTCTTGTAAACCTCAAAGATATTTATTAGATGGCCTGAATACAATAACAATTACTGAAACAACAACTTTAAATAATCCATTCTCACTTAGCTCAAGTCCATACTTGAGAATTTTTGGTGCTGGTGATGGAAGAGTCATAATTCAAAATAGCAAAGGTAATCGTATTATTAATATTTCATCCATTGATGAATATATTGAAATAGATTCAGAAGAAATGAACTGTTTTAAGGGAACTTTACTTCAAAACAACCTAGTTAGTAGCGATGGCTTTCCTGAATTTGTAGAAGGAAATAATATCATTTCATTTGAAGGTGATATTACAAGAATTGAGATTGTACCAAGGTGGGTGAGCCTATGATTCCAATACTATTTAATCCAACTGATTATACTTTTAATAACTTTGGAATAGGTCATTTAATAGATGTCATTTCCTGTGAAGTAACAGAAGAAAGAAATGGACCTTATGAATTAACTTTAAAGTATCCTACCAGTGGATTCTTATATGATAAACTTCAAAAAGAATACATCATCTTAGTTAAAGCTAATGATATATCTGATAATCAGGCCTTTAGAATCTATAGCATTTCAGTTCCTATTAATGGAATTGTTACGATTAAGGCACAGCATATTTCATATGATTTAGCAAATATTGCAGTTAAACCATTTACTCTAGAAAATAATAGTCCAGCTTTAGTTGGAAATAAGTTACTTGAAGATGCAGTTATCAATCATCATTTTATTTATCAAACTGATATATCAAGTGGTAAGACATATGGCTTCGATATTCCTAAATCTATAAGAGCATGCTTAGGTGGATCTAAAGGATCAATGCTAGATATCTGGGGTGGTGAGTTTGAATGGGATAATTTTGTAATCAAGCAACATACAGTTCGTGGCCTTGATAGAGGTGTTGTAATTGAATATGGTAAGAATCTAACTAAACTTGATAGTGATTCCTCAATTGAAGATGCTTATACGCATGTACTTCCTTATGGGATATTAAAGGATGATGAAACTGGTGAAGAAACAATTGTAACTTTACCTGAAGCAGTACTTCCGGTTAACAATACAATACTTCAAAATGGTAAGGTTTATATTAAGGATTTCACAGATCAGTTTGGTGATGATAAACGTGTAACTGAATACGCCTTAAGAACTAAAGCTAATATCTGGATAAGAAATCATCCACTTGGAGTAGATAAACTAACCATAAAAGCTTCATTTGAACCACTAAGTACACTTCGTGAAAAAGTAGCTTTATGTGATACTGTGACAGTGAGACATAGAACTTTTGGTGTCGATGTAAGAATGAAGGTTATTAAAACAGTTTATGATACTATCCTAGAAAAATATAAATCTATTACTTTAGGTGAAGCCAAATCAAATCTTGCATTAAGAGTTAATTCAATTGAAGAAGAGATTATAGATACAAAGAAGGAAGTCGATAGATTTCCTCTTTTACTTACAAGTGCGATTTCAAATGCAACCAAACTTATAACAGGTGCTAAAGGTGGATGTGTTGTATTACATACAGCTGATGATGGTACACCTTATGAACTTTTAATTTTAGATAGTGAAAATATAGAAGAAGCTGTAAATGTGTGGAGATGGAATCTAGGAGGACTTGGATTTTCATCTCATGGTTATAGTGGTCCATATGAAACTGCAATAACTGCTGATGGCTCAATAGTAGCTAACTTTATAACTTCAGGAACTTTGATTGCAAATATTATAAAAGCTGGAGTCTTATCAAGTCAGGATGGAAGTTCATATTGGAACCTAGATACTGGCGAGGTTGTACTTCGTGCTTATGCGACTACTGAAGCTGTAGATGAACAGATAACAAGAATAGATACCATTGAAAGCCAAAAGATGTACCGATTAGTTATTACTTCAACTAACGGTAACATTTTTAAGAATGGTGATATAAACACTACATTGAAAGCAACGGTTTATTCTTGGGATGAAGATGTAACTGATACGCTAGATGATAACCAATTCATATGGACCAGAGTTTCAAGCGATGCTGAAGCAGATAGGATCTGGAATATGGATCATTTTGCTGGAACTAAAGAAGTAGAAATAACAAATGAAGATGTAAGTGTTAGAGCCACATTTTATTGTGACTTAATTGACACTACAACTAGAAAATCATTATTAGGAAAAGAGGAGGATTAAACAATGAGTAGAGCTCAAGGACAATTTACTATTATTGATTATAATGATGCCTTAACCTTAACAGGTTATATTGGCTCAAATCATCCAAAAACACAGATGTATAATCCAGATAACGGAAGCTACACTCCAAACTGGCAATCATCTAACTTGGTTTTAACACCAAGCCTTTATGTAATAGGTACAACAACTGACCAAATTACTAGCTCAGCAGTAAAGTCGGTTAAATGGTATCAAGGAACATCAACAACAGCCATTACAAATGGTGGCAACTATGCTTTATCTGGAACAAAGAGTCATATCTTAACAGTTAAAGCAAATATTATGGCAGGACTTGCTGGTGTTGATTTTAAATGCGTTATTACTTATGAAGATGCATCTACAGGACTTCAAATTACTCACCCACTTACTATTTCATTCTCAAGAGTAGTTAATGGTGGTGGTATTGTTGATTTACTTGTAACTACTCCAACAGGTAATGTTTTTAAGAATACCAGTGTTGCGACCTTAACAGCAAAAGCGGAACTTTGGAGAGGCTCAAGTGTCGATACTACAAATGTTGGATATAAATGGGCGATCATGGATTCTTCCGTTACAAGTTCAAGTTCAACAGGATATGATGCTGATTTTGGTATCGGTTGGAAGAAGTTATCTGATACTACTGGCAAGTACACAGGAACAACTACTGCAACAATTACCATTTATGCTGCAGCAGTAGATAACTATGCTGTATTCAAATGTTGTGCTACAGATACGGATTCAGCTTCAAATACTTATAATTCCAAGTTTTATGATGTTGCGACTTTCATAGATAATGCAGATCCACTTCAAGTTGTAATTACCTCAACTGGTGGAGATGTATTTAAAAACGGTCAAGGAAGTACTACTTTAAAAGCTATGGTTTATCAAGCAGGTGCTGAAATCGATGCTGCAGGTACTGGAACTTATACATGGACTAAATATAACAAAGATGGTGCGATAGATACTTCATGGGGTACTTCAGGACATAAGACAGGTAAGACATTGTCTGTTTCAAATACCGATGTTACTACGAAGGCTACTTTCATGGTTGAAGTCGATCTTTAGGAGGTGCTTTATGAGGTCACAAGCTCAATATACAATTTATTCTTTGAATGATGTTTATACAGGAACTAGTGCTCCTCAAAATCCTTATAC